AAATTAAATAGGCTGAAGGTTCAGTTAGATAGATTGAATGCTATAGGGGGGTTGGATTCAATAGTTCCTTCAGAGGGAATTGTGTTCAAGTACAAAGGGAACACTTATAAGTTTACTGGGGCATTTGCGTCGGTCAACCAGATTGTGGGATTAATGACATTTTAATTCTAAATGCTGATATTTATTAAGGGATATTATATATGAATAACGATACACTAAAAGCCGTACATAATGTACGGAAGAAGATACAGAATAAATATTTTTCTGACAAGATAGTAGTTAGTATGCACGATACTAAGGATATCCACGCTGACCGAAAAATAGGTGATATTTGGGAAGATGAAGATGGTAAAAAATGGACAATAAATAGGAACGGAACTCGTGTGGCAATTACTAAAATAGGGTATGTTGGTAGAATGCCTATGTTTTGTCCTGATTGTAAACGAATTATGAAGGGTAAGGCTGATAGTAGAATGTGGATTTTAAAGGGGAGCTGTCATGTGTGCGTGGCTACTGTAGAAACTGCATTACGAGCTAATGGTGAATATGAAGAATATGAGCGGAATAAAGTTAAAGCTAATGTAGAGGCTTGGATTAAAGATATGGAACAAATGCTAGTAGAATGGCAAGCTGAATCAAGTAAAGAAAAGCACCAAGTTATTATGAATAGTTATGGTGAGATGGAAACTTGGTATAAAGGAAGTGCTAAGGATGAAGGTCTTGAGCAATTAGAAGAAGTTTTAAATAGAGTTAAAGAAACAGTTGGAGAACCAGATGAAATGTAATGAAGTTTATGAACAAATTAAGGAATTGTGGATAGAGGTAGAAGAAAACCATAATAAGTATGTTAATAAAAGCAATAAATCAGCCGGAGCTAGAGCTAGGAAGTCTCTGGGTCAGATTAAAAAACTTGTAACTGAATACCGAAAATTGTCGGTAGATGATTCAAAATAGGAGAGTCAAAATGACAAAGAATATTAAAGACAAATTCAACACTCGTAAGATTAATGATGTGTTAAATAAAAAAGGTAAAGACCTTTTAGGTGAAGCGTTTGAGGGTGTAGGTGGTGTAGTTCCTTTGGGTGCTATAGGTACATATACTAACCATTCGAGTACTAAGAGTCCAATGTTTGAAAAAGCAGAAAAAACTGCTAAGAAACTTGAAGAGAAAACAACAGCACTGGCGAAAAAAACAGCGAGTAAAAAATCATCAATCCCGCAACTTAAATTGTATGATTTACTCCCAGAAGATGATAGACTCGCTATGGATACTATAATGGCCAATGTTGATATTACTGATGAACGAGTAATGAGTAAATTTTCACCAATGATTAAAGAATGGGAAGCCTCAGTTAAAGGGTTTACTGGAATTAGTGAATTTTTAAAATTCTCTGATAAAAAATTACATGGTAAGATGTCTAAAGTAGCAGAAACTATTGAAGAAATAAACACTCACTTAGAAGGTATTATCGGTAAAATATCATCCACTAAAAAATAGGAGAGTATAATGGCTAAAGCAAAACCACACAATTGGCGAAAATGGAATGAGTTTCGCTTCGACGCTCTTAATGAAGGGCCGGCGTATGAGTATGAAAAGCAAGTAAAGGATATTGAAAAAGCTGAAAACAAATTAGCTATTGAGGTGAGTAAGTTAGTAAAACTATTGACTAAAAAAGGTCTTAAACCAGAAGCACTTGAAGTATCAAAGTCTTATATGAAACCTATCAGAGGTTTTAAGAATTTAATAGATTCACTGGTGGATAAGTTATTATAATATATTTCAACATATAGGAGAATGCAATGAAACTTAAAAAAATACTAACTGAAACCAATGTATGGGATAGAAAGTTTGGACAACCGTTACCTACATTACGCTTGACTGAAAAGAGTGATTTAGGTGGAGCTATAATCGACCAGATTTATGATTTGACAGACGCTAACAACCATAATGAGGCCAGACTTAAATTAGCTCAAGCTATGAAAGCTAAAGATTTAATCAAAGTTTATGAGGCTATTATAGTACTACATGATTTCCAACGAAATATGAATGACTTGATAGCGGTAAGAGACCGAACTGACAAAGTTTTATTTGCAAAAGCTAAAAAACAATACTCTGATTATGACGCCATATCAGGAGCATATTAATGTTTGACATCCTTACAAAGGTTAAACAATGGGTTGTTGGAATATTCGCCATTATTGGTGGTATAGCGGTAGTCTGGGCTCTTAAAAAAGATACACGCGATGTAAAAGAATTTAAAGCTGATTTAAAAAAAATCAAAAGAGATGGAAAAGCTTTAGATAAAAAAATCGACTCTCGTAAAGCTAAAGCCACTAAGTTACAGCACGAGTTAGACAAAACACACCAAGAACTTAAAGATTTTACAGCAGAAGTGAAAAAAGTTAAAGTGGAACAAAAAACTACACAACAAAAAGTAGATTATCTTAAACGATTGGGTGGTAAATAATATGAGCAGACACTTTAACAGAACATCTACCCCCAATTTAGACGGTTCAGGGTATCACCCGTTGGACATCAACAGAGATGGTCAGGTTAATGTAGCAGACATCGTTACAGCCACTACTGAGGGCTTACCTACTATTGTAGGTGAGATGATATTGAAGTATTATCAGAACGAAAATCCGTATGATTTAGATAATGACGGGTTAGTGACTGACAACGATATAAATATAGCTATGAGATTGGGAGTTCCTACGGATATTATAATAGATATGCGTGATAACAAAGATACAGTAGCTATAGTACACGATTCTACTTCAACTGGACCATATGTAGAGGAAAATTTAGTAAGTAGAGGTAATGAATTTAGATTATTGAATGGTATGATTTGGTCAGGCCCTTACCATTGTTACCATAATGGAGATGTTAAAATATATAAGACCGAAGCTAACCCATCATATAGGTATTCAAGGTTGATGTTTCCGATAGAGAGTGTAAATAAATGATGTTGTCCATATTTAAGTATAGTATTATATTATTAGTTGCGTGTTTTAGCGTGGCTCAGGAAACTCATACTTTTACTACCGAAGAAGTAGATAATATATTTGGCCATATACGCGAGTTAGAAATACGCGATAGTTTAAAGGTAAAATACATTACATTATTAGAAGAAAAAGCTATAGAAGATTCTTTATTAGGTGTTGAATACCAATTAAAGATTGATAATTTACAGAAACAGATAGATTTACAAGAAGAACGAATTACAGAAATTAAACCACAATGGTATGACAATAAGTGGATTTGGTTTACACTTGGAGCAGTAAGTACGGCGTATTCAGTATATCTGTCAAGCCAATTAACTAATTAAGGAGAATGTCAATGAAAATGACTAAATCTAAATTACGAGAGGTAATAAAACATATTATCCGTGAAGAACAAACGGCGTATCAAAAGTTTTTTAATAAAGCTTTAGCTAAGTTTAAAGTTACATCACCTAAACAATTAAAAGGTGCTAAGGAAAAAGAATTTTATGATTATGTTGATAAAGGTTGGAAGGCTGATAACGAAACTGATTAATTATGAGTAAACGACCTAACATTAAAGAGATTGTTAAACAGGAATATTTAAAATGTGCTAAAGACCCTTCATATTTTATGAAAAAATATTGTGTGGTTCAACACCCAATGCGTGGTAAAGTACCATTCCATTTATATGACTTCCAAGATAAAACTTTAGATATGTTTGTGGAGGAAAAACATTTAATAATTTTAAAATCTCGACAACTTGGATTATCTACCCTATCAGCTGGATACTCATTGTGGTTAATGACTTTCCACTCAGATAAAAATATTCTTGTTATAGCTACAAAACAAGAAACAGCTAAAAATCTTGTAACTAAAGTTCGTGTTATGCATAAAGAATTACCAAGTTGGTTAAAGAGTAATTGTGTAGAAGATAATAAGCTATCGTTAAAATATGAGAACGGGTCTCAGATTAAAGCCGTATCATCAAATACTGATTCTGCTAGGTCAGAAGCACTATCATTGCTGTTGATTGATGAGGCAGCTTTTATTGATAAGGTAGAAGAAATATGGATTTCGGCTCAACAAACATTAGCTACTGGTGGTAAAGCTATTATATTGTCTACACCAAACGGATTAGGAAATTTATTTCATAAGTTGTGGACAGATGCTGAAAACGGAAGTGAATTATGGAACTTTGCAAAGTTGCGTTGGGATTTACACCCAGAACGAGACCAAGAATGGAGAGATAGACAAGACGATTTATTAGGTCCGAAGATGGCAGCTCAAGAATGTGATTGTGACTTTGTATCTTCTGGTGATACTGTTATTGATGGTAAATTATTAGATTGGTACTTGGAAACTTTTGTTAAAGAACCAATGGAGAAGCGAGGGTTCGATGGTAATATATGGATTTGGGAACAAGCTGATTATAATAAAACTTATTTAGTATCAGCTGATACGGCTCGAGGTGATGGTGGAGATTATTCCACTATTCAAATTTTAGATATTGATAGTATGAACCAAGTAGCTGAGTATCGAGGACATTTACCTACTAAAGAATTTGGGAATTTATGTGTACAGATGGCTACTGAATATAACGACGCTTTATTGGTAATGGAGAATGCTAGTATTGGTTGGGCAGCTATTCAACAAGTGATAGATAGAGATTATAAAAATTTATTTTATTCAAGTACCGATTTAAAGTATGTTGATACTGAAAATCAAATTAGAAATAGATATAGAAGTTTGGATAAAAATATGGTAGCTGGGTTTTCAACTACAATGCGAACTCGACCTTTGATTATTGCAAAGCTAGATGAATATTTTAGAGAAAAAACAGTAACAATTCGGTCAAAAAGATTAATTGATGAATTGTTTGTATTTATATACAAGAACAATAAAGCTCAAGCGATGGATGGATATAATGATGATTTGACGATGGCATTATCTATTGGTTTGTGGGTTAGAGATACGGCGTTACGATTACGAAGTGAACAGGATATGTTAGTCAAACAATCACTTCAAAGCGTCGACGCAGCTCAACCGATATATAATCCAAATGCAGTTCCAAACAATCCATATGAGATGAAATTAAATGGTCAATCGCATGATTTGACTTGGTTATTAGATAAATAGGGGGAATTATGGCAGATAATTCGTTTTTTAATAGGTTAAGAAGGTTATTTTCTACAAACACGATTGTTAGAAGTGTAGGGAAGAGAAAAACCAAAGTAGTAGATACTGATAGAAACCAGGCGTATAAGGGCCTTGCTACTAATTTTGCAATAGATAGGTATTCGCGAATACATGGGAGTACTTTGGGTGGTAGTAAACTTGGTTATGATACTAACCAAAATTTTATGGCAGCTAGATTGGCGTTGTTCAATGATTATGAAGAAATGGATTTAGACCCAATCATTGCTTCAGCACTTGATGTGTATGCTGACGAATCGACAATGAAAAATGAGTTTGACGAGGTACTACAAATCAACTCAGATAGTGATGATATACAGAAAATCTTACACAGTCTGTTTTATGACACATTAAATATAGAATTTAACTTATGGCCGTGGATTCGTAATCTATGTAAATATGGTGACTTCTTCTTAAAATTAGATATAGCAGAGGATTTGGGTGTAGTTAATGTAATACCACTTCCAGTATATGAGTTGGAACGGGTTGAGGGGGAGAATCCTGAAAATCCAGAAGAGGTATCGTTCAGGATGATGGGCATGGGTGCTACTATGAATCAACCTCAAGAAAGTTTAAACTCATACGAAGTAGCTCATTTTAGATTATTGTCAGATTCTAATTTTTTACCATACGGTAAATCTATGGTTGAAAATGCTAGAAAAACTTGGAAGTCATTAACTCTT